GTACGGCGTTAAAATGCACACGATTTTTGCAGAAGATATAATAAATAATTATGATAAATATGTCGAGGAAACATCAGGGAAAATCACAGCGCATTCTATTGAAATAAAGCCTTGTAGCTGTAGTACAGAAAGCTATTTTTAATTATTCAATTACCGGCTAACAAAAGGAGTTAGTCGCTACCCTAGAAAAATTATAGGCAGAGGTCTATAAGCGCCTTTGCTTTTAAGTGGAGGTGCTTTTCTTTATGGCTAGTCAGAGCCTTATTTCCACAGTTAATGGATATGAAAATTACATAGAGAAAAATGGAATAGATGAACAGGTAATTAATGCCTATGTAGACGCTTGCAGCGTAGCCATAAACGGTGAAAAAGATGTTGGGTATGGATTACAACTTACAGAAAGGGCAAAAGAGCTTATAGAGCGTTTCTGTAAGGACAAGACAGGCGGAACGATATGGGATTTAGAGAAGTATGCGTTTGCAAATAAAACGGAATATGAGCTGATTAATTGGTTTTATGATATTTTACTGATTGAAGCGCAACACAAAGTTGTTGATAGCGGATTTAGGTATCTTGAAAAGAAAAGAGAGCCTAAAGAACGATTTTATATGCCACGCCGCAAACAATTCTTAAAAATGGGACTAATAGAAGCCTTACAGGGCATGATTGATGATAAATACGATATATTGTGCGTGTCATTAATACCTGGAGCGGGAAAGACAACTATTGAAAAGATGTTTAACGCTTTAGTAGCTGGTTGGTTTCCTAATGATTTTTGTCTTTTCTATTCCCATTCCGGCGACATTACACGAATGTACTACGATGGTGTATACGATATTGTTACAAATGCTGATGAATATGCGTGGAACGAAATTTTTCCTAACCTTACAGTTACAAGCACTAACGCAAAGTTAGAACAGTTTAACATAGGTAAGTATAAGCCGTTTCCAAGCGTACAATGTACATCTGTTGGAAGTAAAAATGCTGGTAAAGTTCGTGCGAGTAAATTTTTGCTTGTGGATGATATGATAGGTGGTATTGAGGAAGCACTTAACCCCATGATACTTGATAAGCTGTGGGATAAATATGCGGTAGATGCTAGGCAAAGAAAAATCCAAGATACAGACGGGCATAATTGCAAAGAGATACATATTGCTACACGTTGGAGTGTACATGATGTTATCGGAAGAATACAGAATATGTACGCAGGAAACAAAAGAGTCAAGACTATTGCTGTACCAGATGTAGACCCAGTAAC